ACACAGGAAATCGTGAAATGTATGATATGCGGACTTTTATTGTTGATGAATTTTGGAAAAATCCAGATAGGCTTAAACCGAATTATGTTCGTATCTCATTTGAAATCTCCTTATCTCCTGCTTTATCAAAAGATACACAGGTCGCTGTGCATTTTTCGGCTGCCCCTTGGTACAGCAACAGACTCATGCTCAAAGCTGGAGTTACTACTCCGCAAAAATTTGAGTTTATTATCGATTTATCAAAAGCTAATGAAACATATAAGACAAATAATGTTTTTATCAGATTTGGCACAAATTACGGTTTTCCAGCTAATCTTACAGTCACGCTTGAAAATGCCATGTTATCCATAGGCACCAACTTTCTTGGCTATGTTAAAGCCATTGAAGATGTTGAAACTGACATCAATTCCAAAGCTGACCATAAATTGACTAATGACCAATTAAATGCTCTAGCTGAAAAAGCTCAACTTCATGACGTTGAGCTAAGAGCTAAAGCTACAATGGATCAACTTAGTGATTTAGAAAAAGCCTATAATGCTTTGGTAAAATCAAATGCAGACAACCAAAAAAAATCTGAATCTGATTTAATCGAAGCGGGCAGGAGAATTGAGTTTTTATCAATAGAATTTGGTGGTTTGAAAGAGATGAAAAAGTTCATCGATACCTATATGAGTGCTTCAAATGAGGGGCTTATCATTGGAAAGAACGATGCTAGTTCATCAATAAAAGTCAGTCATGATAGGATTTCTATGTTTTCTGCAGGTAAGGAAGTAATGTATATTTCGCAAGGTGTAATCCATATTGACAACGGTATTTTTACCGCGTCAGTTCAAATCGGAAGATTTAGAACAGAACAGTATTATCTTGACAAAGATGTGAATGTCGTTCGATATGTAGGAGGTTAAAAAAAGGAAAATGACTAAATTTATCAATTCTAGTGGCCCATTGCACTTGAATATTTATATTGAACAAGTTAGTCAGGACGTCACTAATAACTCGTCAAAGGTTAGTTGGAGGGCTACCGTAGACCGGGATGGAGGTTATCGGACTTGGAACGCTGAAAATGGAAGTGTTTTATCTGTGTGGTTAAATGGTTCAAGTGTATATAAGAGCAATTTAAGTTTCGAGACAGAGGGACAAGAAACTACTCTAGCTTCTGGAGAAACTACTATTCCTCATGAAAGCGATGGGACAAAAACTTTCTCAGTATGGGCTTCATTTGATCCTAATAATGGAGTTCACGGAAATATTACTATCTCGACTAAGTATACGTTATCCAGCTTGCCTCGTTCTAGTGCAGTAGCTGGTCTAGACGGAGATAGAAATCTAGGCTCTCGTCATACTATACGAATTGATAGAAAAGCAAGTGCATTCACTCACCAAGTTTGGTACCGAGTTTTTGGAAGTGACTGGATAGATTTAGGTAAGAACCATACTACTAGCGTTTCCTTTACTCCATCACTAGACTTAGCACGATATCTACCTAAATCTAGTTCTGGGGTTATGGACATCTGTGTTCGAACATATAACGGTACTACTCAAATCGGTAGTGACGTGTATTCTAATGGATGGTACTTTAAAATCCCAGACAGTGTAAAGCCGACCTTCACAGGTCTTTCATTAACTGACATGAATACGGTTGCAAGACAGCTTTTGAGTGGAAATGACTTTTTACAAATAATTTCAGATATCCAAGTAAACTTCAACAATGCGTCTGGCGCCTATGGATCTACTATTACAGGATATCGAGCTGAAATTGTTAATAAAAAAATGGTCGTAACTAAAAACGGTGGTAGTTTTGGTATCATGAACTTCAGCGGTTTGGCGACCATTCGAGCTTATGTTATCGATAGTCGGGGTAAACAATCAGATGCTAAAGATATTACTATCAACGTGATTGAGTATTATGCCCCCTCCTTTAGCTTCTCTGCACTTAGAACTAGAGGTAATCCAAATACATTGCAAGTGTTAAGAAATGCCCGAATAGCCCCTATAATGCAGTCAGGAAAGCAAAGGAATGTAATGTCCTTAACTTTCAAAGTTGCTCAGATAGGTAATGAGAATTTCACGGATGATAATGGTAGTGCATCTGGTAATTTTACAAGTGTTCATACACTGACTAATTCAGCTGCTAACATGGCGGGGAATTATCCATCGAATAAATCCTTTGTGATTATTGGTAAGCTTGAGGACAAGTTTACAAGCGTTGAATTTTCTACAACAGTAGCAACTGAAAGCGTGGTAATGTCCTATGATAAGAACGGGCGTGTAGGCATCGGTAAGGTTGCAGAATTTGGGAAGCCTGGTTCTTTAGATGTTCTAGGCGATATCTACTCGAACAACAAGCCTATTCAGCAGTATCAACTGACTTCTAATTTCGGCGGTGCAATTCCTCCTCACGGTTCTTTTAATAAAGACTTAAATAATATGAAAATCCCTGGTTTGTGGCAAGTCGGTGCAGACTTTGCTAACAATCCTTTAGGAGCTTTTTGTATTTTAGAATGCTATAAATTACATACCACTAACGAGTGTATCCAGAGGGTTACTTCTTCGAACGGCTATATGGCAGTCCGTGAGTACGGATATGATAACGTTTGGAGGCCGTGGCGCTATGTAGTGCAACAATCAACATCCACTAATAACTCTGACTATGTAGCATTGTTAAAATCAGAAAGCGAGCCCACACCGTGGAGAGACTTATCTTTGCAAAACGGATGGCAACATCATCAACAGTACAATGATGTGCAATTTTCAAAGACATTTGACGGCGTGGTTTATTTTAGAGGTTCGGCGTACAAAGGGAAAACTACGATTGAGACAGTGATAGGGACTTTACCAGTAGGATTCAGACCAACACAGACACTGTACATCTCAACGATCAACAACAACTATAATGTAGCTGTTTTAGGTATCTACGGAAATGGCAATATAGTTGTAAAAGGTAACGTAGACTCAAACTGGCTTAACTTTGATAACATTTCATTTAAAATTTAGAAAAAGGAGAACATATGAAATTAGAGTACGGGACAAAGTCCCAAGAATTTGATGTAAGCGGAAAAGAATCCGCTACAAAGGTCACGTTAGTCAATGCAGATGGCGCTATCGTACCTATCCTGCTACCAGCTGATAAAATCGGCTTGTCTAATACAGAACTTTTTGCGTTAGCCTTGGAAGCTCTCTATCAAGAGAATTTCCCTCAGCGTGCTGAGAAGGAGAAGTTTAATCAGGTAGAAGCTCAGTTGCAACAAAACAAGGAAATGGCAACTAAGGTAGAGCAAGCGACCGTAGAGAACAAGGAAAACCTTGATGCGGCCTCAGAGATCCTTGAGATCATGATTGCTTTGTCAGTATATCAAAATGGAGGTATGCCTACCTTTGCCTATACAAAGGTAGCAAATTTCATCAAGCCTCTTGTAAAAAGCACACGCTACGCAAACGGAGACATCGTGTCTATGCCTTATCCGTTTGAAACCAACGCTAAATGGCCAAAGGGCACGCAAACTATCTTTCAGTTTCAAATGCAGGCCACAGAGGGATACACTTGGAAAGAGCAGTCACTATCTGATATGCTTCAGCAAGGCGTGCTGACTGTGGTCATGCCACGTATCGATTAAGGAGATAGTATGACATGGGTTGAAATTTTTGAAAAGCTAGTGCATGCAATTACTCAACTAGCTCCTACAATCGGAGTTGTTGCGACTGGATGGTTTGGGATGCGAGCCAGCAAAGCTGGACATCTCAATAAAGAGCAATTTAATGAGCTGAAGGGAGAATTGAGCACTATACACGCTATTGGCGAAGATAATAAGAAGAATATATCTGAGATCAATAATAAGCTAGCAATACATGATAAAGCACATCTAGCTACGATGTACTTAAGGCTAGAACGTGATATCACAGTTGCATTGAAGCGTGGTTATACAACGGTTCATGAATCGGATATCATTCATAAAATGCACTCTAGCTACAAGGAATTAGGCGGAAATGGGCGCATTGATGCCCTGTTTAACAAATTTGTAAATTTAGAAATCGTGGAGGAAAATACAAATGCAACAGATTAATGAAATTATTACTAACGGTGCAATCAGCATCCTTGTTATTTTAGCAGGGGTAGCAGTCAAATCTATTAAAGATTTTCTCATCAAAAAAGGTGGAGAAAAGACAATTAAGATTGTTGAAATCCTTGCTAAAAATGCGGTCAATGCCGTAGAGCAGGTCGCATCCGAAACTGGTTTCAAGGGCGAAGAGAAGCTCGAACAAGCCCGCGCCAAAATCCGCGCTGAGCTTGGCAAATATAACATCAGTATGACTGACCGCGCTCTTGATACATTTATCGAGGCATCGGTCAAGCAAATGAACGATGCCTGGAAAGGGGATGATGCGAATGTCTAAAAAACAAGATATGATTAACGACCTCATGTCTCATGCTGACGCTGGGACTGGTGTTGATTACGACGGAATGTACGGCTATCAATGTGCAGATGTGACGTGCTATGGTATCTATGAATACTTCGGTACACGTTTATGGGGTAACGCTATTGACTTGCTACGGTCGGCAGAAGCAGCAGGTTTGCAAGTAGTCTATGGTGCCCAATATCCTAAGGCTGGCTGGTTCTTCGTTAAGAATTTTGTAGCAGGAGATGGTGTGAATTATGGTCATACTGGTCTTGTATACGAAGACTCTGACGGCTCTACCATCAAGACTATTGAGCAGAATATTGATGGCAACTGGGACTATCTCGAAGTTGGTGGGCCTTGTCGCTACAATGAGCGCTCAGTCAATTCAATCGTAGGTTATATCGTACCACCTGAAGAAGATCAATCAGGTTGGAAACGAAACGATACTGGTTGGTGGTGGAGCCGTAAAGATGGTTCGTATCCTACTTCAAAATTTGAAAAGATTGCAGATACTTGGTATTATTTTGATTCTCGTGGTTATATGTATGCTGAGCGCTGGTTAAAACATACCGATGGATATTGGTATTGGTTTGATACTAGTGGCGCTATGGTTACTGGTTGGAAGAAAATTGGTGGATTATGGTACTACTTCAATCGTGACGGCGCTATGCAGACAGGTTGGGTTAAATACTACGAAAAATGGTATTACCTGGATGAAGTCAATGGTGATATGAAATCGAACACATTTGTGCCTTACAATGGCGGATACTATCTTCTTCTTCCTGATGGCCGATTGGCTGACAAGGCTGCATTTACAGTGGAGCCTGATGGGCTCATCACTACAAAATAAAATAAAACAGAAAGAATCAAAAATATAGTGCACTAGACCGCAGGCAGTAGCTTGCGGTTTTTTTGTTTGGTCTGAAATAAAATGTGGTATAATAATAGCTAGATAATCTAATATTTACCACTTTCTGAAAACACTAGCGGCAACTAGTGTTTTTTGTTCTAAAAGGGGCAAAAAAGGGGCAAAAATGTCGTAAACCTCTGTAAAACGATGTAAAAAATCAACTTTGCCCTCACTTTAAAGCTCTAAATTTCAACGTATTGTGAAACAGTGTAAATTATCGTATCGCCTATAACTGTTGTGTGCTCTTTTTTCGTGCTTTT